GAAAGGGGAAGTTTGATTTCTTACGGTGCGAGTATCAGTTAATTGAGCCAAGGACCGGACCCCAGGAGGCCCCGACCATTTCGACCTATTGCAAAGTATTTGCCGTAAATAACGGAGTTTATACCGTTAGCAAATACAAGGCGGAAAAGTCTGGAAATACTATCGAATGGAAGCTAGATGGTTCAATACAGATTCCAGAACTGAGCGAGATTCCAATCGCGGGAATAATCAATTCCGAATCGCTACTATGTGACGCCGCAGAACAGCAACTCATGCTATTTAACTTAATGAGTGCAGAGAGCTCTATTCTAAACGCTCAGGCATTTCAAAAGATTTTCGTAACGGGCGTAAAAGGAGAAGACGCAAAACTTGCGTTTTCAGAATACGCGGTAAACTTTTTACCGTCGGACGCAGCAGTCACGGTAATCGAAGCGGGATCTACTGACGCAATATCAACGGCTATAAACGCAACGATCGATCGTCTCTACAAGGTTGCATTTAATCAGGTTCACGGCGTTGCAGCGGACAGCAAAGAAGCCCCCGGGGCTGAATCACAAAGAGAAGCTAAAGAAGATTTCAAGGCGTTCGTCATTTCGATAATTACTGAAATTGAGGACGTTATAAATCAGTGGATTGCATTGTACGCGCAGTTCAAGGGGCAACAGAATTTTACCGGTAAAGTAGAGCTCGATAAGAATATATCGTTAGACGATATCGACAAAGAGCTTGCGATATTCCAAGCGCATAAAGACGACTTTAAAAAGGTTCCGGCGGCGTATAAGGAGATTGTTCGTAAACGCGTAAACGATATGAACCTCCCTAACGTAGACGAGATTGATAAGGAAATTGAATCCGCTGATTTCACGCAACCGGACCAACAGTTAGTGGGCGGAACAAAGGACCAACTTTTACAACAGGTAGCAAATGGCGGAGGAGCAGGATCTAGCCCGCAAGCTTAATGCTACTGACGCCCAAATAGAGGCGTTTGTTGCAAGGCTGGATCGTTTCTTGGGCGGAAATCTTAAGAAGATCCTACGGGAGATTAAGACAGGAAGAGCGAAGGAAGCGGCGAAGGCGCTCGGTTCTCTTCAAAGTGCGTTACGCGAGCTCGGGTTGCAGGACGTACTAAACACTTTACCTAAGGTTTATAAAACAACGCTTAAGGCGATAGACGACGAATTATCGGCTTCAGTTGATCGGGATACTGTACTCAACGACGTAGATCGAACGGTTGCAGAAATGCTTATCAAGTTCGATACGAACGTAATCGCAAATAAGGTAAACGCCCTAACGGACGATTTATCCTCGACGATTATGCGCCAAGTGATAACTGGCGAGACTATCGACGTTGATCAGTACGTAGACACGTTAGGCTCTAGAACCGTCGCGCAGATAAAGACGGAACTTAACACGGCGACGATCGCTTTCTCTCGTAGCATAACGCAGAAGAAAGCGAACGACTTGGGATTGAATCTCTTTCTATACGTTGGACCACTCGACAAAATAACGCGCCCATTTTGCCGCAGGCGCGTGGGAAAGATTTATACCCGCGAGGAGATCAACTCCTGGGATAACGGGCAAGACTTACCCGCGAATTTATATTGTGGTGGTTATAATTGTCGGCACGATTTACGCCCGATTACAGAAGAGAGGGCGAAGAAGTTAGGTTATGACAATCAAGATAACAAAGCGGCCTAACTTTTCTCAGATATCCGAGGATATGGAGAAGAGGATTCAGGTTGCACTTGATCGCGCGCTTGCTGACGAAATTCAGGAAATCATTTCTCGGACACAAGCGGGGAAATCCATAGAGGGCGGAACGTTTGCCCCCTATTCAAAGGGATACGCTAAATATAGAGCGGCTCACGGGCGAGGGAGCAGACCGGATCTTACGTTCTCCGGTAGTATGCTCAACTCCATAACGCATACCGTTAAACGCGGATTCGGCGAGATAATTGGGACAGTCTTCTTTAGTTCAAGTAAAGAAGCGGCAAAAGCCGAAGGAAATTCAAGATATCGAAAGTTTTTTGGACTCTCCAAAGAACAGATAAAAAACGTAAAGGACGCAATAACGAGAGCTATAAATGGCGGACGCTGAAACAACGCAAACCGAAGCAGTAGAAACAGTAACCAAAGCCCAGTATGAGGCTTTACAAGAGAAGTTCAGACGAGAGCAAGCGAGGGCGATCGATTATGAAAAGAAATTCGGCGGACTTGATATTGAAGCTCTTAAAGCAAAAGCCGAAGAAAGAGATATCCTCGCCCGTGAAAAAGTATCAGGCGACCCCGACAAAGTTAAAGCTGAAATTGATCGCGCCGTCTCAGACGTTAGAAAACAACTCGCTAAAGAGATCGAGACAAGAGACGAGAAACTCAAAAGGCTTAGTTCAGAAAATAAAGAGCTTCGCGTTGTTGATACCGTCTTCGCTCAGGCGGCTGGTAAATTCATTGATAAAGCTCACTCGGATTTAAAGCGTACGATTAGAGAAACGGGCGACGTAGACGAGTCGGGGAATATCGTATTTAAGAGCGAAAAGGGAGAAATCCTATATTCCAAGAAAAACCCGTCTCTTCCTATGCAGACTGAAGAGTTTATTGAGTCGCTAATTGAAGAAAAGCCCCACTGGGCGGCTGATTTCTCTATTGCGGGAGCTAAAGACGCGGGCGAGAAGAAAGGCGCAACAGGCCCCAAGGTATCTAGCTTGTCACAACTTAATAACATGACGCCCGAAAAGCAGCGCGAAATATTGGCCTCAATGGATCCCAACGACGTGGCGAAACTTCTCTCAGGGATAAGGTTCTAATACCTACATAAATTTAATTCTTTCAGAGGTCGCCAAAGAGCGGCCTTTTTATTTGGAGATTTTCAAAAATGACAGTTCAACTAAGAGATAAGCAATCTCAGGTTGCTTCTTCCGGCTCATACAATGGCGGGGTGGTTCGTGACGTTGTGACCCTTTCAACCGCTGACGCAACCGCAACGACCGTTTATTCAATTCCCGTTGCAGTAGGTCAGGCGGTAGCATTTCGCGCTCTTATTGTTGGTATGAAGTCAGACGCAACCGCGTCGCTCGCTTCTACCGTCGTTGCAGGTGCGCGTCGTCAGTCGGCTGGAAACGTAACGTCGGCAGGTTCCGCGTCTATTGTAACAATCGAGGATTCTGCCGCGGCTCCAGTAGCTACCGTAAATGCAAACACCACAACGCAAGCGTTTGAATTAAAGCTCGCAGGTGTTGCCGCTGAAACGTGGCATTGGGACGTATGTATTGAATACATAATGAGCGCATAAACAAAATTTAATTAGTTTCTTCACCCGCCTTTGAGCGGGTTTTTTATTTGGAGATTTAAAAAATGGCAGCAGTCGCAAACATTACCGAGTTTAGTAACTCGGTAACAATTGGTAACGCCCTTTCAAGGCTTGCCTCTCCCGCACTTGTAAAAAGCGCGGTTGGACTCAATTCACTTTATCGGGAAGATCTTCCTTCGCAGACGAACGTTAAAAAGTTCGTAAAGCGTGGATATCTGACCGCAGCAACGCTTGCGGAATCTACCGCACTTGCACCTGACGCAAACGGAGAGCTTACCGACTCTTCGATCTCTGCAACCGCAGCCAAGATCGCGGTAGTGTCCGGCCTTTCCGTTGAGGCGCAGCAGTTCGGAACTATTGACCTCCGCCGTGTTGCTGACGAGCAGGGTGCCGCTATGGGTCGCGCGATTTCCGACGACATTATCGGAATGGCTTCAGGTCTTGCAACTACGCAGACCTCGACGTCCGTTATGACGATCGACGACCTCATGCTCGCGGTTTACTCAATCCATAACTCTAAGGTTCCTAACCAGGACGTGCTTCCTCACGCTATCCTCGGACCTAAAGCAGTTTACAACCTCAAGAAAGAAATCATTCAGAATGGGGCTTCTGCTTTCGTTAATCCTAATATGCTTGCAGTTCTTGGCGGACTTCCAAGCGATAGCGGATTTATCGGCGATATCCCTGGAGTATGTAAGGTATTCCAGACCACTGGATTTGCTACCACTGGCGGCGACGATCAGCAGCTTCTCATTCACCCTATGTGGTGTTTGGCTGGTATCTTCGGCGCGGCTCCTGTTACTTGGTTCAAGGACAAGGGCGCAGAAGGCTTCTACTCTGAAGTTGCTTCGTATTACTTCTACGACGTAATCGAGTGGAATGACCTTGCCGGTGTTCAGCTTCGTTCTGATACCTAATAACTGATCGCAGTTAAACCGGGGGCGACCGTGTACGCGGTCGCCTTCTTTTATTTTACGTACAAACACAATGGCAAAAACTGCCGAAGAAAGAGAACAGTCGCGACTCAAGAAAGAACCGTGGAAAACTAAGATTGAAGTACCGGAAACGGTGGCGGATCTTTTGAGAGGTTGGAATCCTCCAAAGGAAATGGCCTATATTCTATTTCAAACAAAGAACTATGAGATAGGCGCGGAAGAGTGGAGAGACGGAACTTTCACACTTAACGTAGACGGTAGACCCGAACAAACGGAGAAAGTCGCGTATTACGTTATGCAGAAAGGTTACAAGATTATTGATTACGGTAATTTTCCGAGAGCGAATCACCCGAATCCTAGAATCGCTATGAAAGCGCAGATTCACACCGGACCTGATCGCATTAATCCGTGGGACGTTCTTGAAAATGTTTGCAAACAATTTATGGGAATTGAAGCGAACAAGACGGCCCGAGAGAATGAGCTAATGAAGAAACTCGCCGAAGCAGAAGCGAGAATACAAGCTCAGACCGGAAAGACGGGTAAGCAAAATGAAGTTAGACCGTAACACGGGAATGCTGGACGTGCGCGAGGGGGAAAGCCCTCGCGACCGTTGGAAACGGCAGGAAGCGGAGCGAATCACCGCGCAAATGGAGCAGTCTGCAAAGGATTACAAGGCTCGGCTAAACGAGAAACTGGAAACAAACGCTGAATTTCAGCGAATGAATCAAGAGACTCATGACGAACGAATTATAAGAGCGAAGACTCAGCTAATCAAAGCGCGAAAAGAGTATAACGATTTCAAGTATTCGACTGACACAACGTGGTCCCAGGCGGAGAAGGAAGTAAACGAGCTAATTCGTAAGACTCATAGGGATCGCGGGTGGGAATAACTCGAGAGGATTATTGTTCCAAGGTTTGCGGCGGGAAATGCTGTAAACATTGGGAGGATAATCATACTTGTAGAAACCTTACCAAAAATTGCAAATGCGGGATTTATGGGGAGCGGTTTAGAGATAACGCCCCTGATTTTGAAATAGTTGATTTATATGCGGCTCCCACAAAGCAGGGGCAGCGCATAAAGCAATTAGTATGCGGACGAATTGAGGTTCAACTCGAAAAGGGAATGATCCCTAAATGGATTGAAAAACAATGCTGTTACGCTCACCCAGAATTATTGGAGATAGAAAATAATGGTAAATAAACCCCTAATTCAGAATTGGCACAGAGACGAATTCGCGATCGGATTTCTTGATAATATTCCCGCAGAAGTAATCGCGGCGCTCGAGGCTGAAAAAGCTCAGAAGCAGGAACCGAAGAAAGAAGAGAAAAAGGCCAAAAAGGATCCTGAATAATGGGATACACTTTCGGGCAAGACTTTACATATAAGGTTTATCCGTTAGTTGACGATAATCTCGTCACCACTATTCCCGCTCATACTGCAACGCTTTACGTTTACGACGCAAAGCCGAGCAGGTCCGATATTGCTACTGGCGCAGGATCCATAGCGGGACCGATTTCGGCAACGTGGACAGCGAACGCGACTAGTTGCAGTTTTACGATTCCAGCTATTGACGATCCTGATCCAACGGCTCAGGAGCCTAGCGTAATATATTGGGTATCGGTTAAATTCCAGCTTACAGCGTCGGAGCAGTATCAATATCTGGTACGGTATCTTGACATGGATCGAGTCGCGGCACATGACAAGACCGTCGACATTGCTTACACCGATTTACTTGTCCTATCGCCTAGTCTCTCCTCATATGCGGGAGTAAGTGAACTTACGGCCCAAATTACCGCAGCAACCGCCATGGTAAAGGCGCGTCTCAGAAACAGAGGATACGAATGGGCAGAACTATCGCGCGCAGATAGATTAAATGACGTAGTCCGGTTCCTGGCGCTTGCAAATACTTATCAAAGCAAAATGCAACGCCCAGGCGACCAATTTGATAAGCTATATGAAGACTATAAGAAGGCGTCCGAGGAGTTATTCTCAGCGTTGAAACTGGAGTACGACGAACAAGAGGAGGGCAAGGACGAAGACGAAGTTGACATTGGAACCTTTGGGATAATTATTCGGTGAGCACTTCGTCGCAAATACGCTCGGCCTGGAGTTCTGGGGTATGGAGTAACGCCACTATTACGGCGATTACTACCAAGATTTATTCTTATGACCTTGTGGCGTCGATAAAGTCAAAGCCCGAAGCGGCTTCAATGTATTATAATCAGGCGATCAACTTTTTTACGTATACAGTCAATAGGACTAGAGTATCGCAAGAGATTAAAGGAGCAAGCGGATCCGCTCAACGTTATGAATTCGAAGTAATAGTCAACTATTATTTGCAAAAGGATCTAACCGACGCGGCACAGAACTACAACAATGTGATCGACCGGCTTGAGACTGTAGACGGTATAGTTATTTCGGGACTTGCAAAGACATGGGCGTCAACGGTTAGTTACTACGAAATGAGCGGCATTTTAACGCCTACACTTATAGAGCTTGATGACCGCGAAGTGTGGCGCGGCGGATATTCTTATAAGGCCGTCCAGCAAGTTTAGAAAACAGATTTTACGACCTTTCAGAAGCCGCTGTTGAGCGGCTTTTTTCATTTGGAGATTTTAAACAATGGCAAGCATTACAGGTGCTCAAACGAGCGCAGCAGTTCAGATCGCTACTACCTGGGGAACCGCGGTAGCGTCTGGCGCTGGCGATAAATTCGTCGGGGAGATATCCCATTCATTAAACGAGCAGGAGCTTCGAGCACGCGCGATAGGTTCTGGCAACTACATGATCACCGGAGCAACGCGCGGAAATGAAAAGCCGACCGTGTCGCTTACTATGGACGTGGGATATCGAAACACTTTCGACGTTCTTCTCGCCCAGTTTATGGGAACCGCGGGAGCACCTACGGAAACAACCGGAGGTCAGGCGGACTATCTTCATACGCTCACCTTTAATACTTCACTAAATAGCAAATACATTACGTTTGCTTATGAATCGTCTTCGGCAAAGGTTCACGAATTCCCTACTTGCGGCGTTCGTTCTGTTACTCTCAGCACCCCCTCTGTCCCAGGTTACGTTCAATCGCAGTTTGAACTTGTAGCAAATACGCTCGAGCTTTCTACCGCCGTTAATACAAACGCGGTACTTCAGGCAGCAACGCTCACCGATACAGAGCTTGCCGCCGTATCGTTTGACGATACTTTCTGGATTAATACCGCGTCGTCTGGCGCGGTATCCTCGGGCGATCAGCTAAACGTCCTCTCTTGGGAGCTTAACCTACAGCGACCACAAGACTCGGCAAATGAGATCAAAGGTTCAGCGGGTAACGGTTCTCCGATCGCTACTGACCTATTCGGCGGAACTCTTAAGATCACTCTTAAAGAGCTTGCAGACCATACCTATTACACAATTTGGTCCGCTGAAACGGCTCAGAAGTGTAAATTTACCGTATCGGGGTCACAGATCGGGTCGGGTACGAATAAATCCGTGGCGGTTTATATCCCTCGTATGCAGTTGATCAAGGCTCCTAGTTACTCCGTAACGAGTAACGGAACGAACGCAGTCACCTATGAGTTTATTATCTCTAAGGCTTCTGCAAATCCGACGGGAATGAGTTCGACATATCCATATTTCACGATCACCAACGGACTTTCTACCTCACTCTTAGCGTAAGGAGTTTATGAAGCTCGCCCTCGTACCTGAATCATTAGAGATTGAAATCGACGGCCTGAAACTGCAATTCGTTGCAGCTTCAGAGCAGGATATCGTGTTCGCAGCGGCTATCATTGATAACCGAGACGTTGCGAAAACAAAGCCGGGATCCCTTGATAGAGATACTGCGGTAAAGCACGTATTTTCAAAGCTCATTTCTTTCTCTGGAGAAGTTCAGATCGGGGGCGAGTCAATAAGCGTAGAGCGATTCAAAGAGATCGCTATGAGCGGAAGGCTTCAAGCTAGTTTTTCCATTCCTGTTACGCTTAATTGGGCGGTTGAAGTTCTTAAAAGTCACGGGCTATTTGGCTCGGAGGCGGACGAAAAAAAGGCTTAACGCAAAAGCTCGAAAGACTTCTACACGCGAAGTTATACGAGCCGGGGCTCGATTGTCCTAACTGCTTTAAATTCTTTTCGGAAACTAAGAAGCGCCCCGCCTGTTTCGCAAATAAATGCTCAATTCAGGATATTCAAAGTTCACCTGAATCGAGGCAATTACACAAAATTGTAGACGGTTTTCTGTTAGCAGAATCACTAAGCGATTCTCCCGGATACGCGCGAATACAACAGAGGACCATAGAAGAGAGTGGGCTGGACGACGTTCCAGTAACCGCGATTCTTCGGCTAAAAAGAATATTTTCAGAATATCGGAATAGGAAACAGTAAATGGTTTTCACTGGAAACAACGACGTTGAAATAGACGTTCGGATTAGAACCGATCAGGCGAAAGAGGGCTTTCGTCAGGTGGAAACCGGCCTGAAGGGAGTAGAACAGGAGGCGAGAAAGGCGTCGTCTGTTCTAGAAGATTTCTCCAGAGGTATTGTTCAGGGAATTGGTATAGGAGCGGCTACTACCGCGATCGCGGGATTATCGAACGCTTTCTCCTCCCTGCCCGCAGCAATCGAGCGCGGAGCGTTTGTAAACGACATTTCAGAATCATTTCAAAATTTAGCGACGGCGGCGGGGGTATCGTCTGACGCTCTTATCAACAAATTCAGTTCGGCTTTAGGTGATACGATTCCCAAAGTTGACGCCATGAAACAGGCCAACGAGTTATTACTCGGTGGACTCGATCCCTCCCAATTTGATTTAGTCGCACAAGCCGCTCGCGCGTTCGCTGACGTCACTGGAACCGACGCGACCCAAGGCATGAACGCCCTCACCGATTCACTTCTTCGTGGAAATGACAAAGCCCTAAAGAACCTCGGAATCGTTATTGATAACGAGAAGGCATATAAGGAATACGCCAAGAGTATAGGTGCCACCGGAAAGGAGTTGAGCGAAGAGGGGAAGGTGCTCGCCACTAGGGAAGCCGTATTGCGCGCCGTTTCTGAAAAAATGAAAGAGCTCGGCGTCGTGACGAATGACGCGGGAGACAATATCAATAAGCTGAAATCGGCCTTTCAGAATCAGATAGATAAGGCCGCTGAATCAATCGCTACGAACGAAACTCTCAATCTCGCCCTCGACAAGCTTGCGACAACCGCCGCGAATCTCGACTTCACTCCAATCATAAACGGGCTCACCAGTATAATCGAGTTGGCCGTTGGCGCGGCGGAAGCATTGTTAAAAACAGCCGCGGCCGCGGCGGAGGCGTTCGACACTCGTTCTGAGGCAGTAAAGAAAGCCGATAGTATCGAGCAATCATACCTAAAAACGCAAAAAGAATTCCAAAAGCTTAACGACGCCATGAGTTCGGCGAAGTCGGTACAGGAGCTTGAAAAGCTAAAGGGGTCTTTCAAATCACTTGGCGAAAGCATTTCAAAGGTAAGTGACAAAAAGCAGAAAGAATTCTTCGAAGGCGCTTTTGTCGAGCTGAACAAGAACGCAAACGAACTTGCAAAATCTCTCCCCAAGGTTGGAGCCGCGGCGACTAAGGCCGGAAAGGATATTTCGGGCCTCTTAGCTGGTGATAAGGGCGCGGCTGACAAGGCTTTAAAACTGAAAGAGGCCGCCGAGAAGCTTCGAGAAGAACTAAACAGCACGTCGGGGATCGTTAAATATCGTGGTGAGGTCGAGAAGATCGCCGCCGCCTATCGTGACGGTATAACAGAGCTCGAAACCTACAACAACGACATGGCGAAACTTCGCGAGTCGTATCTGAAGGGTGGAGGCGCCGCTGAAAATCTTGAGTCGATCATTAGCGGCGGTTTGTCTGACGCGCTTGAGGACGGCAAAAAGAAACTCGACGAATATGGCAAGGAAGCGCAAAAAGCGTTAGAGGACGCCGCGCGTGCCGCAGAGGAGTTTAATCAGTCTCTCGGATCAATAGTCGCTGGTGGAATCGGTGACTTGCTTAGGGGAGATTTCGAGGGTGCGCTAAAGGGGCTAGGGTCTGGTCTCGGGGAGCTGTTCGGCAAGGATATTGGTAAGGACTTGGGCGACGCTATTGGTGGGCAGTTTGGCGAGATCGGCGGCGCAATCGGCGGTTCGCTTGGATCACTACTTGGCCCGGTCGGAAATATCGTCGGCTCCATCATCGGCTCAAC